CAATATGTTGCGGCAAGACTTTTGCTTTATAGTCTGCAGAAGCATGTGTTTGGAAAATTTACACCAACAGATGCACACACTCCTTTAAGATTTGTTGTTGCTAGAAACATTGAAAGAGGTGTGTATGATAGATTAATTTTAGAAAAATATAATGATGACGAATGGAATAAATTAGATTCTTATATAAAGCACAATAGAGATCTTAATTTTACTTATGCTGGATTACGACAAATTATTGACAAATATCTTGTGCAAGATAGATCATCGGGTGCAGTATTTGAAACTCCACAATACATGTATATGATGATTGCGGCAACACTGTTTGCTGATTATCCAAAAGACACAAGATTAAAATATATTAAACGATATTACAATGCAGTTTCTGAATTTAAAATTAATATACCAACACCTGTTATGGCCGGCGTTAGAACACCAATGAGACAGTTTGCAAGTTGTGTTCTTGTTGATGTAAATGATACATTGCCGAGTATCTTTAGTAGTGATATGGCAATTGGTAGATATATTGCACAACGAGCCGGAATTGGCATCAATGCAAGTAGAATTAGAGGTATCAATGCAAAAATCAGAGGCGGAGAAGTAGCACACACAGGTGTTATCCCTTTCCTTAAAAAGTTTGAAGCAACAGTGAGATGTTGTACACAAAATGGTGTACGTGGTGGTAGTGCTACAGTTCATTTCCCAATTTGGCATCAAGAAATTAAAGATATTCTTGTGCTAAAAAACAACAAAGGTACTGAAGATAACAGAGTAAGAAGACTTGATTATTCAATTCAGTTATCAAAATTATTTTATGAAAGATTTTTAAATAATGAAGATATTACATTATTTTCACCGCATGATGTGCCTGGACTTTATGAAGCATTTGGTACACCAGAATTTGATGAACTATATACATCTTATGAGCGTAAGAGATCAATTCCAAAAAAAACTATTTCTGCACAAGAACTGTTTGGAGATCTTTTAAAAGAACGAGCCGAAACTGGTAGAATTTACATTATGAATATAGATCATGCTAACTCTCATAGTTCTTTTGTTGATAAAGTTAGTATGTCAAATTTGTGTCAAGAAATTACGTTACCAACAACACCAATTGAACATATTGATGGCGATGGTGAAATAGCATTATGTATTTTATCTGCAATAAATGTTGGATTAGTTAAAGAGCTTAGTGAACTTGAGGAACTTTGTGAGTTGGCGGTAAGAGCATTAGATGAAATTATTGATTATCAAAAATATCCAGTTAAAGCGGCCGAGATTAGTACAAAGGCACGTAGAAGTTTAGGTATTGGTTATATAGGGTTAGCACATTATCTTGCTAAAAACCAAGTGTTATACAGTGATAAAAGTGCTTTAAAATTAGTGCATGAGTTAACTGAAGCATTTCAGTACTACTTGATAAAAGCATCAGTTGATCTTGCAAAAGAAAAAGGACAATGCGAATATTTTGAAAGAACAAAATATGCACAAGGTCTTTTACCAATTGATCATTATAAAAAAGATCTTGATGGTGTATGCAATACAAAATTAAAATTAAATTGGGAAAAATTAAGAAAAGAAGTTAAACAAAATGGGATGAGACATTCTACATTGTCAGCACAAATGCCATCAGAAAGTTCTTCAGTTGTTAGTAACTCGACAAACGGAATTGAACCACCAAGAGCATATTTAAGTATTAAGAAAAGTAAAAAAGGTCCTTTAAAACAGATTGTTCCACAATACAGTCAGTTAAAGAATTTTTATACTTTGTTATGGGACATGCCTGGTAATGACGGATATATTAATATAATTGCTGTCATGCAGAAGTTTTTTGATCAAGCAATTAGTGGTAATTGGAGTTATAATCCAACTCAGTATGAAAATAATGAAATTCCAACAAGTGTTATGTTTAAAGATCTTCTTACAACATATAAATTAGGATGGAAAACTAGTTACTATCAAAACACATATGATTTTAAAACTGATCCAGCTGAAATTGAAACACCGCCTATACAAAATGCGGCAGAAGAGTTTCCTACATTCGAACAAGAAGGAAAAATATTAGCTGACATTGAAGACGAAGCTAATTGTGAAGCATGTACTATATAGAGATAGAGAGATAAAGAAATAAAATGATAAAGACGGTATTCAATAGAAATGATATTGATTTTACAAAAGAGCCAATGTTTTTTGGCGAAGATCAAAATGTACAAAGATATGATATTTTTAAGTATCCTGCACTAGATAAACTAAATCAAACTATGCTTGGTTATTTTTGGCGTCCTGAAGAAGTTTCACTTCAAAAGGATAGAGCAGATTATCAAAACTTTCGTACTGAACAAAAACATATTTTTACAGCAAATTTAAAATATCAAACTCTGCTTGACTCAGTTCAAGGACGTGGACCATGTCTAAGTTTTTTACCTTATGTATCAAATCCAGAACTTGAAGGTTGTATTATTACATGGGACTTTTTTGAAACAATTCATTCACGTTCATATACACACATTATTAAAAATGTTTATCCTGATCCAAGTGAAGTGTTTGACACAATCCTTGATGATGAAGAAATTATTAAGAGAGCAATTTCAGTAACAAAAAATTATGATAGCTTTTCTGAAATAGCTCAAAATTATTTTGTTAAAGGTGTTGGGAATATTAAAGAAGTTAAACGTCAGTTGTATCTTGCAATGGTCAATGTAAACATACTAGAAGGTTTAAGATTTTATGTTTCGTTTGCTTGTACTTTTGCGTTTGGCGAACTGAAACTAATGGAAGGCAGTGCTAAGATTATTTCGCTTATTGCTAGAGATGAATCGCAACATCTTGCATTGTCAACACACATTATTAAAAATTGGCAACAAGGTGATGACAAAGACATGTTAAAAATTGTTAATGAAGAAAAAGATAGTGTGTACAAAATGTTTAAAACGTGTGTAGAAGAAGAAAAAGCATGGGCAAGACATTTAATGAAAGACGGTACAATAATTGGATTAAATGAATTGTTGTTAGGAAGATACGTTGAATTTATTGCTAATAAAAGATTAAAAGCAATTGGGTTAGATCCAATATTTGATCAACCAATTACACAGAATCCATTGCCATGGACACAGCATTGGTTAAGTTCGGCTGGATTACAAGTGGCTCCTCAGGAAACTGAAGTAGAGAGTTATATTGTAGGTGGTGTAAAACAAGATGTTGAAAAAGATACATTTAAAGGATTTAAACTTTGATTTATGAAAAAAGGTATCTTTGCCAACATGGACGAAGAGTCGTTTGCTAAAATTAAAAAATTATTAGTGAACACAAAAAAAGAAAAATCAAAAAATAAACACAAAAAACAAAAAGGAAAAAATGTTACAAGAAAAATTTAACAAAGATGATATAGTGGTATTTCGTACTGTAAGCAGTGATGAAGTGATTGCAAAAGTGATTGAAGAAAATGATATAAACTTAGTAGTATCAAAACCTCTTGCATTGGCACAAACACCACAAGGTATAGGTATGACATTTTATATGATTATGGCAGATCAAGATAGTACTTTTACATTTAACAAAAGTAGTATAATCACACTAACAAAAGCAAATAAACAGGCTGAAGAATCATATACAAAAAGTACATCAAAAATTGTTCAACCACCAAAATCACAGATTATAACTTAATAAATACTATTATTAAGGTATAACTATGACACTACCAGTAACAAGATTAGGTGATTTATGTACAGGACATGGTCCATGTCCTCCAAGACCAAGCAACGGTGCAAGTCCAAATGTTTATGCAAATGATATTGCAGTACATAGACACACTGATGGATGGGCAGTTCATTGTCTTCATGGAAGTACATTGTCTGCAGGATCCGGAACAGTGTTTGCTAATGATTTAGGTGTTGGTAGAATTACTGACCCTGTTGCTTGTGGAAGCACAGTGCAAACGGGCAGTCCAAACATATACGCAGGAAAATAACATTATGGCAACTGGACAACAAATACCGGGTTTACAACTAGATAGTTTAAATTTTCCCACAGACATAAATGCAAATACTATAACTATATCCGATGTACAAAAAAACTTAATTGCCAGTGGAGCATTAAACATAGTTGATCATGTTGATCCGTGGGGAAGAACATGTAAAGCCTATGCTGGATTTAAAAATCCGCATGACGAATCAATTAAAGAAATTGCTCAAATCATCAATCAACAAAAAGCCTCATTACCAGATGGCTGGGGACATAATGATTATAACCAGAGAGCAGTTGTGCCTGGAAATTTGATTGGCCCTGGGCAACCAGATCGTAAGTTAACTGATATGGAAATTAATGATATTAATTTTGTTGAAGGTGCAATGCAAGATATTACTTGGTTACAAAATAGACAGAGTGGTATGTGTATTACTGAGTATGCTGATCCTAATGCACAGTGGGTAGCAATGGGAAAGACTGCATTGTATCCTAATTATGGAGTTGATATTCCTACAACTGCTAGTTCACCTGGCGGCGTTGCTGTTCCTACTTTAGGAACATATCTAAGTGCTTTGAGCAGTATAAATTCACTTGCTACTACATTAGGGAATATACCTGCAACATCAGGTGGTCCATGTAAATTTATGGAAGATATGCTAGGTGCTTTATTTAAAGCCGGACAAGTTTTAGGAGAAATACTTGGCAAATTAAGACAGGTGCTTGGAATACTTGCTATGGCATTAGCAATTATTGGATTGGTAAAATTATTAATCGATATAATTAAAGAAGATTTAAGAAACCTTGGAAGATTTTTAGAGTTACTGAAACAAGCGGCATTGGCAGGTCTGCTCGAAGGATTAATGCAAGATCCTTGTGCAAGGTATTTGCTTCAGTCAGCCATTGCAACCACACAAACAATTAATAATCTAAAAACAACTCTTTAATATCATGTATAAGCCATTGCCAGACGGATTAACTATTAAAGAATCAAATGTGCAAGGTTTAGGTTTGTTTGCAACAAAAGATTTTGATGCCGATGTGGTATTGGGTATAGTACACGTATTAAATAAAAATTTTCCACATGGCAGTATTAGAACAGCCTTAGGTGCATTTTATAATCATTCAGATGATCCTAACTGTAAAAATGTTTCAGGATTTTGGCATCAACTGCCAGTAAAATATCTTATCACAATTAAACCAATCAAAGCTGGTCAAGAACTTACAGCCAAATATACTCTTTATAACGATTTTCATGATTGACAGAATCTG